AGATGCCGTTAACATTTAAGTCTGCATACTGGCAATATAAGTGACGAAGTAAGTTCGTTAGTGCCCAAGGATAGAAATATCATACTGCACTCCAAGGATAATAGCTTAGATACACCTTGGCCAGGAAAAGTAAAGTAAAAAGGATCACAGCTCTGAGGGACACTTCATCTGTGATGCTGTTGTTGGTGGCTGAATATCAACAACAACAGCTTGGACAACCATAACCGCGTGGATTGGTAACAATCAAAATCCGCATCTACAAGCAGGGAAATAGGCACGCCGCCCGCTGCTCTTGGACAGAGCTAGGATGCATTCAGCATGGCTGAGCAACTCACATGATGCTCCGCGACCCATGATTTTTCCGGGTCGGGAAAATCATGGCATCACAATCTACATGAGTGCTAAAAAAGCATATGTTATATCATAACTTATAAAAAAGAATAACAACTTGCTTTAGCTAGTTGTTATTCAGTGGTTGTGTTTATCACAACCACTTAAATCCTGAATAACTAAATCATCAAGAAATACTAAATGAATCACCAACAACTTAAAAAGCTTGTTGGCTTTTAGTGGGATTCATGGCTTTATAATGATCCTCAATGACTTTCACCATTATTTTTCTTTGATTGGAAGTTAACAACCAAGCATCGTTATAGCTCAATCCACCGTTCATGTAATATACCAAGCTAGCAATGTCTTTTTCCACAGCAATGACGTTTTTATTCATGCTCCCAAGCATGGTTTGGATCGTTTCTTGATCCAAGCTTAGGAGCGTTTGACGAAAAAACTTATGGGGTCATAACTTATAGTTACTTGCCAGGTATTAGCACAGCTGGGGCATTCAACATCAATGTTTTTATTTGGACCGCATTTGTTTAATTGGTCCACTGCGGAGATTATAGCTTCAGCTTGCGCTCGCGGTGCTGATCGCAGCCATTCAATAATAAAATCTGGGTCGGAGACTACTTCGCCTGAGTGTAGTATTTTCACATGTGTGATACTTGCACTGACCAATTTTATAGTAATTTGGCTGATGTTATCAATAGCCTGTGCCATGACTTCAGCTTTTAATAAGTCACTACTGTCAGGATTCAAGGTATCCCATTGTCTTATAGCACGCTCTTCTTGATATTCTTGTTGGATGAATATGCTGCGCTGTTTGTAATCATAGGGTTTAACATGGATTTCCAATGATTGATCAACTACTACAACACCGTCTTGATGTTCAATAAGAGTTTGTCTGTCAAGAATAGGTTGGCATTGTAGATCCCAACTGCAATCGTGTCCACATTTGGGACAATCGCGATTGATTTCTATAGTTCCATCACCGCTGGCTAGTTTCATGGCCACAAATATAGCTTCAAGATCTGGTGTTACCAGCGCATTGATGTTGTGAACATCTGGCACACAGTTGGCAATAACCTTTTTAAGAGCTTCGCCATTTAACATAGCATCAGGTGTGTTTAAAAGCACATCATCTCTTGCTGTCATGCCATAAATGGCAAGTTCATTGTCTCCTGTTAAAGTAATATCTTGTGGTTTATACCAACGACCTTGGCTGGGTAAGGAAATATAAACTTGCGGTTTGCGAAAGTAAGGTTCAAGTGGGTTCATTGTGGAGAAATACATCCATAAATATTAGAAATATTTATTGTGTTAATTCCGTGAAGTGATAAAAAATGTCTGGAACAAATGCTAACAATCCATTATTTGTTGCGATGGCTAGTCAAGGAAATGTTGGCTGGGCAACAGAAACCACTCTTAAAAAACTCCTAACAGCATTAGATCCTAAAACCCCAAGCAAGGAAGGGGAGGTCGCCAGACAAGCTTTAGAAGAGAACAGTCAACAGTTAAAAGATAACTCAGAAAAAACCCGGTATTATCTTCAACAAGCTGGACAAGTTTGGAAATCAGCTTTAACGGAAGGCATACAAGGGGGACAAGGGCTCTTTACTAATATAAGTCAGAGTACAAAATTACTAGCCCAAGACTTTGAGGAACAAGGTAAAGCAAACAAGCTGGCAATAAGTGGTTTGCAGAGATTTGCAACAGTTGCACTCTTAGTAAGTAAAAGCTTGGAAAAGCTCATAGAAGCTGATAAAATCTTTAGTGATTTATATGAAACTGGTGTTAGACTTCAAGGCGGTATCAATGGACTGATCACAAGCAGTAACACAGCTAGGTTAAGCGTACAGGAGTTTGGTGCATTAGCTACAAAAAACAGCACTGTATTTGCACAGTTAGGGGGGCGTGATGTTCCCAAGTTAATTAAAACATTTCAAGATACCAGCCGATATGGTGGTGAATATCTCCTAAGCTTGCAGGATGGCGCAGAAATGTTCTTGCAAACTGTGGACATCTATCAGCAAGCTGGTGTAGCCGGCCGCCTAAACAACCAACAACTTGTAGCCAGCAGCCAAGGGCTTATTAACCAGTTTGGTAAAGTAAGTGAAGCCACAGGACTGAGTAGAAAAGCGTTAATAGACTTTGTTAGTAGTATAACAAAAACTGGTAGCAGCTATTTGTTATTGAGCACAATGAGTGCAAAAGCAGGAGAAAACTTAATTGCTGCTACTGCTCAGTTGGCTAAGTTTGGTCAACAAGGTGGTAAGCTACTAGCAGATAACATACAAAAATATTTTGCCGGTTCAAACACCTTTGGCCTGCTTGATGAAAGCATGCAGCACTTGATTAGCACAGTGCCAGGGCTTGGAGGTAGTTTTGCCAATCTAGCAGAAGCAAGTGTTAAAGGTGGGGAAGAGTATGAAGATGCACAAAAACAATTTGCAAAAACACTAATCGCTGCACCTGAGTCACTGCGCCGCCAGCTGCTAGCTGCCATGCCTGAACTAGCAGGAACTCTTGGTGATTTAATCAAAAATGCTAAAAATGTTGAACAAGCAGAAAAAGACAAGCTAGAGCAGATGGAAGCCGAAGCTAAACGTCGTGGTATGACTCTTAATGAACTTAAAGCTGAGCGTGCAAAAGAAGCTGAAGAGGATAAAAAACGTAAAGAAGTATTAAACAAGCTTACGGAGGCATTCAACAAACTTAATAATGAAATATTTAGAAGCTTTGCAAGTGCTGCAAACTATTTAATTACACCTTTGGGTTATCTAGCAGACGGGATTACATGGTTATCAGAAAAATTTAATGACATTGATAAAGCTATAACAAGTGCTGTTGGACTAGGCGGACAAGGTGGAATATTAGGGTCTGTTATTGCTTTTGGAGCAGCTATAGGTGCTTCAGTTTTAGCAGTGAAAGGTTTTAGAAGCATTGTATCAATGTTTGGTGGACCAAAAGGTGCGCCAGGTATAGGCGCTAGCGGTATAGGCCCTGGTATTCCAGGTTCTACACCTCAAAATCCCATATATACCCGCGAAGTAAGCGCAGGTGGTTTAGGTGGCGGTGGTTTAGGGGGCGGCGCACCTGGCCGACCAGGCCAAGCAGGTGGCGGTAGATTTGGCAGGTTGGGAAGTATGTTAGGTCGAGGAAGTATTGGCGGATTAGTAGCAGGAGCAGCCTTGGGAGGTTTAGGTACTGCTGCTACTGGAGCAGGCTATGGTAAAACTGGTGCGGGACTTGATATTCTTGGACAAGCTGCAGGATTAGCTGGCACTGGCGCCATGTTGGGTGCATTTTTAGGTCCAGGTGGGGCATTAGTAGGCGGAGCATTAGGCGGTCTAGCTGGCGCAGGCATGGGCCTATATCAACACAGCGGAACTTTATTTGGCGGCGGTGGTGCAGACGCACAACGCAGTCCCGAGCAAGCTGCAGGGCAAATGTCGTTACTTGAACAGATTGACAAAATGTTAGAAGATCGTCAAGGTTTAAACTTGCAATACAGTGAAACTGGTCAAGCCCTAAAAGATTTCAGCGCAGGTTACCGTGAAGTTATAAGTGCTATTAGCTTGACTCCTGGTGCTGGAGGCTTTGATAATCTTTCTAGAGTATTAGGTGCAGTGAGTGGTCGAGCAGAAACTCCTGCATCTGCACCTGAGTATCAAGGTATGAATACTGATTGGCAAGCTGATACTTTGAATATTTGGAAAAACATACGTGAACTTAATGAAAACATGAAAGACCTATTGAGTTCCATGAATACAAGCTTGGCAACTTTAGTAACTGATCGACCAGTGCAAGGAGCAGGATTATCTGCATCTTAAAATATCTATGCATGTGTTTCCTACCATAAATATTGTGTAAAAATCAGGAACTAGAATGTCTTCTTGGAAAAAATACTTTAGCGCCGTGCCTAGCCCTGCAAGAACAACTCGTGAAGTGGGTAACTCTACCAGTGGGCAAGGAGGAACCAGCGGCAAATACAGTAGTTTTTTGCCCGAGGTTTATAGCGGGGCTCCTAATAGAGTTGAGCGTTATATTCAATATGAACAAATGGATTTAGATAGTGAAATCAGCAAAGCTCTTGATGTTATAAGCGATTTCAGCACACAGAATTTTGAAAATGACACTGATCCTTTTGACATAGTGTATCATGACGAGCTAACAGATACAGAAATCACGTTGTTGAAGGACACTTTACGGCAGTGGTGCAGCTTGAACAAATGGCAGCAGCGCCTTTGGCGGGCATTTAGAAATGTCATCAAATATGGCGATCAGATTTACATACGTGATCCTGAAACTTTTGAGCTTATTTGGGTTGATCCCACAAAAGTTGAAAAGATCATAGTAAATGAAAATCGTGGCAAAGACATTGAGCAATATGTTATTCGTGATATTGATTTAAATCTGCAAAGCATGGTTGCCACCAGCATGCTGGTTCATGACCAGTATAGCTTTCCTGGAGGGTATCCACGTAGCAGTAATCCTGCTGCTGGTGCAGGCACTGTGAACTACGGTGTTGCTAGTAGTCCGGGAAGTAGAAACTCACGTTTCAACTTACCCGACAACAACTATGCTATTGATGGCACCCATGTTGTGCATTTGAGTTTAAGTGAGGGCATGGACAGTCAATGGCCCTTTGGCACCAGCATATTGGAAAGCATTTACAAGGTTTACAAGCAAAAAGACCTGCTGGAAGATAGCATTATCATTTATCGCATAGTGCGGGCACCAGAACGTAGAATTTTTTATATTGATGTGGGCAATCTCAGTGGTCCACGTGCCATGCAATATGTCGAGCGTATTAAAAACGAAATCTATCAACGCCGAATCCCCAACAGAACAGGTGGAGGACAAAGTATTTTGGATGCGGCTTATAGCCCTATTGCCATAAATGAGGACTTTTTCCTTGCACAAAACTCTGAAGGCAAAGGATCCCGTATTGAAACTTTGCCTGGTGGTGAAAATCTCGGACAGATTGATGACTTGAAATACTTCAACAACAAAATGATTCGCGGCTTGGGTATTCCCAGCAGTTATTTGCCCACAGGGCCCGAGGATGGCACCACTGTATTCAGTGATGGCAAAATAGGATCAGCCTTTGTTCAAGAATATCGTTTTACCAAATACTGTCAGCGTTTGCAAAATCTAGTTGCTCCAGTTTTAGATAGAGAGTTTAAACTATTTCTCAAGCATCGTGGCATAGAAATCTCCAGCAGCTTGTTTGATTTGCAGTTTTGGGAACCTCAAAGCTTTAGTGATTATCGTCGCATACAAAAAGAAAGCGAACAAATCAACTTGTTTACCAGCATCATGGGCAGTGATGCAAATCGTTACATCAGCAAGCGCT